ATGCGGTTAGTCCGAGACAGCTTACCCCAGTAGGTAGACAGGTTTGACTCCTGTGAACCGCTCCAACTACTTGTTTTCATTGACTTTTTTGTGTTGTTTTTCTGCAACACAGATGGTTGACAGTTCCATTTAACTATGATACCATATCTGCCTATGAAACAAACGCATTTTACTGTTGAGCAGAAAACTCAGCTCGCCAAATTAATGGCGACCGAAAATCTTACGGTTGAACACCAAAAGCTTAGGACTGCATTATTCGACCCACAGAATCGTATCCTCTATCTTCCTATTTGGAAAGATATGACTGGTACTCTTTATGATCTGCTTTGCGGTCATGAAGTGGGTCATGCACTTTATACACCCGCAGAAGGTTGGCATGATGCGGTTGTTGATTCATCTAAGAAACAGCATTACAAATCATTTTTGAATGTTGTTGAAGATGCTCGTATTGAGAAAAAAGTAAAGCGTAAATACCCAGGCTTGAACAAGTCTTTCAGGGACGCTTATGCTGAATTAATGAAAAGAGATTTTTTTGGTTTGGGTAAACGCGATATCAATAAAATGGCGTTTATTGAGCGATTGAATCTTTACACCAAATCGCAATATACCTTGCCTATTCAATTTTCGAATCACGAAGAAATGTTGGTTGAAAAGGTCAAAGCGTGCGAAACATGGGAAGATACTGTTCGTGTTACCGATGAAATCTACAACTATTCAAAAAACGAACAGTATGAAATGATGTTGGACGATTTGGCGTCACAAGAACATTCGGATGAATATGGTGATGACGATTATGAAAATGATGTAGATGGTGGTGGTGATAGCGATGAAATCGAAGAAGATTCTGAATCTACTTCGGAAGAAAAAACCAAAAAGAAATCCAAAGCCAATTCAAAATCTGATGAGCAAGAAGAATCAGATGAGAATGAAGATTCATCTCACATTAATCGTTTCAAAGATTCCACACCTTCTACCGAGGACATGTTTAGCCCGCGGTGTGAAACTGACCAAAATTATCGTGCAAATGAATCTCAGCTTTTGGATGAAAAAAGTAAAGATTATCTTTACCTAACATATCCAAAACCAATCCTTCAAAACATCATTACGCCTGCCAAGCGAGTTCAAGAGTTGTTAACCACTCACTACAAAAATGAGATTATTGGTGGCACTCTTACCAATGAAAAAGCTCAAAAATTAGTGAGTGAATTTAAGAATAAGAATGAGCGCTATGTTGGATTGCTTGCTAAAGAATTTGAAATGCGTAAAGCGGCAAAGGCATTCAACAAATCGAAGCTATCCGATACTGGTGATATTGACATTAGCAAATTGGCATCATTCCGTTTTGATGACAATATTTTTCGTAAGGTGTTGCTGACACCAAAAGGCAAGAATCACGGCTTGATTCTGCTGCTTGATAAATCTGGTTCTATGTCAAACAACATGGGAGGTTCTATTGAGCAGATTCTTGTTCTAGCAATGTTCTGCCGCAAAGTGAACATTCCTTTTGTTGTCTATGGTTTCGGTGATGACCTTCATTCGAAATCTCACGACCTTGGATTGCAACGGGATGCCTTGCATAAGGAGCCGCATCTTTCGTTACAACCCAATAAAAAAATTCAATGCTTTGAGCATAAGAATAAAACGCTTGATTTAGGTTTGGTTTTTTTGCGCGAGTATGTCAATAACAAAATGACCAATGCTGAATTCAATATTGCGGTTCGCAACATGATTCTGTTGAAAAATACTTTTGAACAACGATTCTCAAACAGACCTAGACCGCAAGGTGAGTACCTTTCAAATACACCTCTCACGCAAGCCATCATTGCTTGCACTGAGATGATGAAGGTTTTCAAAGCGGCAAACAATCTTGATTTGACCAGTTTGGTTATTGTCCACGATGGTGATTCAGATTGGACAAATTCCTATTGGGCAGAAACTAAGAACATTTTAGAAATAAAGCATGATACAAATCAAAAGAAAACCGCACTTGTGCGAAGAAATATTGACAGTATCAACAATAATGTAATCATTAAGGATTCAAAAAATAATTTTGAACAAAAGGTTCCTTTTATTTTAAAAAATAATAGCCGTGACGCAATGATGCGGATGGCTCTTTCTTATTTCAAAAAGTTAACTGGTTCCAAGGTGTTTGGTTTCTTTTTGATTACTGGTCATAGTTCCTCTTCAGTTCGCGGAACAATTTATCATCGTCATGTTCTCGAAGATGATAAAACATATGCCGAAAAATGTGATGAGATTCGTGTAGACAGAAATCGTTGGAAAGAAGTTGTTGCCATGCAAGAAAAAGTGAAGGATATGGCGAAACAATTTAGAACCGATAAGTTCCTTGTTTCAAATATACCAGGTTTCAATTCATTCTTCTTGGTTGCTGGCGGCGATAGTCTACAAACCGAAAGTGATGAAATTGAAATTGATGGTAAAATAACCGCAAGCAAGTTGAAAAATGCGTTTATGAAAATGAATAAGAAGAAGCACGTTAGTCGAGTGCTCGTGGCAAAGTTTATTCAGGGTATTGCTGCCTGAATGTTGTTGAAATACAACACCACTAGTTGACAGTTACAATTGGGTGTGTTAAGATCGATGTATAATCTGTGAAAAGGAATTTTTATATTATGCCGAAACGTGCCGAAATTCGTGAAAAGTTTATCAACGCTATCGTTGCTCTTGGTAAACCTACCGTAACGTTCAGTGAAATTAAAGAGGTTTGCAATGAGAATGACATTTCTCATCCACACTGGTTTACTAATGATGATGAAAACCGTGTGAAGCGCGGAGTTTATAAAGTACCCAGTTTTAACTCTGTCGCACAATCTAATAAAACGGTTGCACTACAAGCGCAGGTTCTTCCAATGACCAAACCAGTTGAGAAATCGAATCATAGAATTCAAAATGTTCAAACTGATTTGGACAACACCAATCTGATTCCAAGTGCATATAAAAATTATGTGCCTTTTGGCAATTTTGATGATGTATTGTCAATCGTTTCTTCCATGCGGTTCTTTCCTGTTTTCATTTCAGGTCATTCCGGTAATGGTAAAACAATGTCGGTTGAGCAAGCCTGCGCTAAATCAAAGCGTAAATTTGTTTGCGTGTCAATGACGCCTGAAACTGATGAAAGCGACCTTCTCGGCAACTATGTTCTGATTGATGGTAATATGGAATGGAGAGATGGTCCCGTGACCACGGCTGCTCGGCAAGGTGCTGTTCTCTGTATCGATGAAATCGATTACGGTGCTCAGAACCTGTCCTCGCTACAGCGTGTTCTTGAAGGCAAACCTTTCATGCTGAAAAAGAAAGGCGAGTTGATTACACCTGCGCCTGGTTTTACCGTGTTTGCTACAGCGAATACAAAGGGTAAAGGCTCTGATGACGGCCGTTATATGTTTACCAATGTGCTTAACGAAGCCTTCCTTGAAAGATTTCGCACTACGATGGAACAAGAGTTTCCTCCCGTCAAAACCGAGCGCAAGATTATTGAAAAGGAATTGATTTCTGCTGGCCGTGATGATGAAGGCTTTGCCGAAAAGCTCGTTACATGGGCTGATGTAATTCGTAAAACATTTGCCGATGGTGGTTGTGATGAAGTGATTTCTACTCGGCGTTTGGTGCATATCGTTGAAACTTACGGCATCTTTGGTGATAAGATGAAGGCAATTACTTTGTGCTTGAATCGTTTTGATGATGACACCAAGGCATCGTTTATTGACCTGTATACCAAGGTTGATGCTGGCGCTTCTGTTGAACAATTGCTTGCCCCTGTGATTGAGTCTGAAACACCTGAAACTGGCAATAATGAAAACAAAGATAAGGAAATTTCTTTCTAGTAGTCGGTAGTTCGGCACTTATCCCACGGTTTAACTGTGGGATTTTTTTATTCTTTGCCTAAATGATGTTGACAAGAAATGCATGAAGTGATATACTTTAACATAATTTAAGAGAACGGTCTCCTCTTAAAATGCAATAGCGTAGGTTGCTTCTTTGGTAACCTACATTTAATTTTGAGACTATTTTATGGAGTATTTTTTAATGAGTAAACTTTCAGTTAAACAGCGTCTTTTGACGTTCCTTTCCAAAGAAGATGGATATAATACTTTTAGCACGGCACAAGCAAGGGCTCGCTTTGGTATTGTAAACGTTTCGGCGCGCATTGCGGAGCTTCGTGAAGAAGGGTTTCCTATCTACACAAACACCAAATCGCGCTCAGACGGTAGCAAAGTTGCCGTTTATCGCATGGGCACCCCATCGCGCTCTATGAAGCGTGAAGCTCGCGCTAAAGGCATCAAGCTGCAAAACGTCTTTGCCTAAGATTATTTCTTAGTTTGATGGTAGAGGGAGATAAATAAAAATATCTCCCTCTTTTTTTTAATAATGGATATATCATGGAAATAAAAGTTGAATTAGAAAAACTTAGAAAAAATAAACTTTTTATTGCCACGCCAATGTATGGTGGTATGGCACATGGTTTGTATATCAAATCAAGTCTAGACTTGCAATTAACAATGAACAAATATGGAATTGAAACGAAGTTTTCATTTCTGTTTAATGAATCTCTTATTACTCGCGCACGAAATTACCTAGTTGATGAATTTCTTCGCTCAGACCATACGCATCTATTATTCATTGATTCGGACATTCATTACAGTCCACAAGACGTTCTTGCCTTAATGGCATTGGATAAAGATGTAATTGGTGGCCCGTATCCAAAAAAATCAATCAATTGGAGTAATATTGCACAAGCTGCACGGTCTCATCCTAATCTTGACCCCAAAGAGCTTGAACAATTAGTTGGCGAATATGTTTTTAATGTTGTAAAAGGCACAAAGCAATTTACTGTTACAGAGCCACTTGAAGTGATGGAAATTGGAACAGGTCACATGATGGTTAAACGGGAAGTATTTGAAAAAATGGAGAAAGAATATCCAATGATTCGATATAAACCCGATCATGTTGGTCAAGCAAACTTTGACGGCTCACGATACATTCATGCTTACTTTGACACGGTAATTGACTCAAAAGATTCTATTGTTGGTGGTGGTTCTGATCGTTATCTAAGTGAAGATTACATGTTTTGTCAAATGTGGCGTAAAATGGGTGGACAAATTTTCATGTGCCCGTGGATGAAAACACAACACATTGGCACTTATCCATTTACAGGTAATATGCCAGCAGTTGCACAACACACAGGTAAGCTATGACAAAAAATGAGCTTGTTAAAGCAAGTCAAACTGCCACAACAGGCGGTCGTAAATTTGATGGAAATAAATTGCAATATGGTTTACTGCCACCACTTGCATTGAAAGCAATAGTTGATGTATTAACCTTTGGTGCAGAAAAATATGAACCCGATAATTGGAAATATGTTCCAGATTCCAAAAGGAGATATTTCGATGCATTGCAAAGGCATCTGTGGGCATACAAAGAAGGTGAACAAATGGACCCAGAAACAGGCAAGCACCATTTAGCACATGCACTTTGTTGCCTCATGTTTTTGTATGAGCATGATATACTGTATTCTGTTGATAAATCTTAATTATGGAGTATTAAATGAAATTAACGAATGAAACGCTGTCGGTATTGAAGAACTTTGGAATAATTAATCAAGGTATCTTTTTCAAAAAAGGTAAGACACTTAAAACTGTTTCGCCACATAAAAACATTCTTGCTGAGGCTACAATCAAGGAAGAAATTCCCGCAGACTTTGGCATCTATGATTTGAACAATTTCCTTTCTGTTGTGACACTCAACAAAGATGACCCATCGTTTGCGTTTGAATTTGATGCAAAACATGTTCTCATTGTTGGTAATAAAGGGCGTTCAAAATTTGAATTTAGATTCTGTGAACCAACAATGATTGTTACACCACCCGAGAAACAATTTGCAATGCCTGAAGCTGAAATTAAGTTTACTTTTTCCGCTGAGGATTTTGATTGGGTACTTCGTGCTGCATCTGTTCTATCCTCTCCGCATATTGCAGTTGAATCGGATGGAAAGAAAATAAATGTCATTACCCTGGATTTACAGAGCGATGCCTCACATAAAGATGTTTTTGAAATCGCCACTGGCAACGGTAACAAATATAAAATGATTTTTAAGACTGAAAACATCAGTAAAGTAATGCCTGGTTCATATGATGTTTCAATCTCATCAAAGGGCGTTTCGCACTTTAAAAACAAGAACACTCCAATTCAATATTATATTTCTACCGAAGCAGGTTCTAAATTTGAAGCTGTGTAATTTTATTATGCGATTCGTGGAGGGTTTATATTATGGAACACCTGATTTGGACCGAGAAGTACAGGCCTAAGACAGTAGAAAATTGTATTCTTCCTGAAAGACTTAAAAAGCCTTTTCAAGAATATGTAAATCAAAAAAACATACCCAACCTATTACTAAGTGGCGGCGCCGGCGTAGGTAAGACTACCATTGCGAAAGCCATGTGTAATGAGGTTGGCTGTGATTTCATGGTCATCAATGGTTCTGATGAATCTGGCATTGATACATTTCGAACCAAAATTAAAAATTATGCTTCAGCAATGTCATTATCTGGCGGCCGCAAGGTCATCATTATTGATGAAGCGGATTATTTAAATCCTAATTCAACACAACCTGCACTTCGTAATGCAATTGAGGAATTTGCAAGTAATTGTTCGTTCATCTTTACCTGTAATTATAAAAACCGAATCATTGAACCATTGCACTCTCGATGTGCAGTCATTGATTTCAATTTGAAGAATGGTGAGAAGGCTAAAATAGCATCTTCATTTTTCAAGCGTGTTCAGTCAATTTTGCAAAGTGAAAAAATTGATGCGGATGATAAGGTTCTAGTTGAATTAGTCAAGAAGCATTTTCCAGACCTTCGCCGTGTTCTTAATGAACTACAGCGCTATTCGCAATTCGGAAAGATTGATAGTGGCATTCTTACGCAAATTGCTGATGTATCAATCAATGAATTAACTAAATCAATTGCATCTAAAGATTTTTCTGCTATTCGTAAGTGGGTTGCAACACACGAAATAGATAGTACCGTTCTTTATCGTAAATTGTATGATTCTCTTTACGATATATTGAAACCCCAATTTATTCCTCAGGCAGTTATCATTCTTGCGGATTATCAATATAAGGCAGCTTTTTGTGCTGACCAAGAAATCAACACGGTTGCTTGTTTGACTGAGATGATGGTAACTTGTGAATTTGTATGAACACAACTCTAGTTGGCGGTGAATTATTAGGATGGTTTAAGTTCGATGATGTTTATAAATTTTCAAACAACATCGAATCTGCTGTTTATGCTTTTGGTGTTTTTTCTAAAGTTCCATCTAAAACTGAATTACCTATTAATTTAAAAGAGGTTTGTTATATTGGCCAAACTGGAGGTCAAGAAAAAACCTTTGACAAAAAAGATAAAGATACGGGTCGTGGATATCTGGTAACACCCTTCCATAGACGAATGAAAGATCACGCAGCGAAAGATAAAGTTAAATTGATTAAAGAGAATGTGGATGCCTCTGACGTTTTATGTGTTTGCATTATAATACCTAAAAAATATATGGATACAACAACATTAAAACAATGGTTACTTGCTTCAGAGAGTGAATTGATTAGTTGTTATGGTTTGATATTTGGAAATGCTCCACCATATAATTTTGCACATCAATCGAATAGAACTTCTATTAAAGAGAATTCGTATTCTCAAAAAGTAGTTAAAGAATTAAAACAAACAAACTTGTTTAATAATAATTTTTATGAATGATATTTTTAACGGAATATTTGATTGGATAAAAGATGATTTGCAATTAGGATGCTGACATGAGTAATCCATTTAATTATGTTAATGCGATATTACAAAATAAGAAACAACTGATTATTGATGAAATTACAGAAAAAGAGTATATCCCTTTTCTGACTAATCGCGCATTATCCTTCCATAAGGACTGCATATTGTTTGCAAATGAAATGAATCGCAGACATTTTATTGATAGAAAATTGCAAAATGACTTTTTACTAAATACTGTTAGGTCACAAAAACGACCATTTGCGAGGTGGGTTAAGCCTGAGAAAAGTGAAGATTTGGAATGTATAAAAACTGTCTTTGGATTCTCCGACACGAAAGCCCGTGAGGCCTTTCGCCTTCTTAGCAAAGAACAAATCCAACAATTAAAAGAACAAACCCATACGGGTGGATTGACTAAGAGGTAATTATGGTTGACTTGACTAAATTTATTGAAGTCACCTTGATGCAACAAGATGATTTTCTAAAGGTGCGAGAAACACTCACTCGTATTGGTGTTTCTTCTCGCAAGGAAAAAGTGCTGTATCAATCGTGCCACATTCTACACAAGCAGGGTAGATATTATATTGTGCATTTTAAGGAACTGTTTGCATTGGATGGCAAACCATCTAATATCTCCGAAAATGATATTCAAAGGAGAAATGCGATTGCTAAGCTTTTGGAGGAATGGGGTCTTGTAAAAATTATGAATCCTATCTTGTTGAAGGATAATATGGCACCGTTGCATCAAATTAAGATTATTTCGTTTAAAGAAAAAAATGACTGGCAATTGGTTACCAAGTATAATATAGGCAAGAAAATCTGAAATGGTAAATTATCATGAACAAAAAAGTGAAGATAGTAAAATTAAAGAATCGGTATTCAACTGATGTCGTTTATGCCGAGAATTATGAAGATGTTCGTAAAGATGGCAATTACGAATTCATCTGGGTTTATCACGAACATAACCCGGCAAAAAAGTTTCTTGTTAATCGATTATCCTACGAGATTGTGTATAAATAAGAGTGTGCTTGACAATTCATTAGTTATAGCATAAGATCATCATGTGATGCCTAATGGGTCACATTTTATTAACTCGCTTAAAAGGAGATAGACTATGACACTCGGACGCTTTTCGTTTGGTCCACTTGCCCAAACAACTTTGGGATTCGACAGGTTTTTTGACGATGTTGAGAAACTCTTAAACATTGATGTTGAAAAAACTACGTCAAACTTTCCACCTCACAACATTATCAAACTAGATGACTATCGATATGTTTTGGAATTTGCCGTTGCAGGCTTTTCTAAAGACGAAATCGACATCTCTGTTAAAGATGGCAATTCGTTGACTGTGAAAGGTGAAAAGAAAGAAAGAGATCTTGAAACTCAATATATTCACCGTGGTATTGGAACAAGGTCATTTACTAAAGTTCTCATCATTGCTGACACTTTTGTGGTCAAAGGTGCTGAGTTCAAAAATGGTATTCTCAGAATTGGTTTGGAGAATATTATTCCTGAACACAAAAAACAACGTAAGATTGAAATTGGTTCTGAATTGAAAGATTTCAGGCCACAACTTTTACAAGAAAAAGAAGCGGCATAAGGAAAGTGGGGCATAACGCCCCACTTTTTTTTATTATGAAACGTGATAAAAATTTCAGACTAGACAGGCAAACCAAAGAAATTATGGAGACCATTCTTGATCCATTCAAGAGGTCGCAATTTAAAGACGCCATGATTGAAGCACAAATCTCTGCTTCGATCATTCCTGTTAAAACAGAAAAGAAAAATAAAAACGAACCTTCTGAAGAATGAAACAAAAGTTCGTTGATGCTCACATGGCCGCAGCTGAGGTTTATTCTCAACTGTCATCTGCAAAAAGATTACAAGTGGGATGTGTTGTTGTAAAAAATAACACCATTATAGGTATTGGTTATAATGGAATGCCATCTGGTTGGGACAACAATTGTGAGGATGAGATTTACGATGAAACAGATTATTATCCGATTCTGAAAGAATTAAAGACAAAGCCTGAGGCCCTACATGCAGAAACAAATGCACTTGCAAAAATAGCACGAAGCACAAATTCTAGTGAAGGTGCCGTTTTATTTGTGACACATGCGCCATGCCTTGATTGTGCAAAACTGATTTATCAATCGGGTATCTCTGGTGTCTTTTACAGAAACAGTTATCGTGATGAAGATGGTATTAATTTTTTAAAAAAATGTAATTTGGA